GTATAAACAGAATGACAACTTTTGACATCAAAGGTTTTCAATGGACGCCGGATTTTCTTTATGCAGATGTGTTGAATATAGGTATGGAGCGATTCAATAACGTTGTTCCGGAAACCAAGCTTCCTTTTATCATACCCGGGGATTTCAACAAAAAAAGAGACAAGTTCATGCCTGATGTATTTAACCATTGGCAGTTCAACAAGTTTGACATAACTGATCGGTATTGTGTAAATGTGTCAGTAGATGACAGTCATGACACCTTGAAGCTGATATCTGTTGGATTTTGATTACAATAAACTTTTAGATTTCAAACTTTGTTCCATAGACAGTAGCACGCAGTAAGAACTGGTGCAAAAGCTGCTAAAAAACACCACATGCTTCCAACTGCTCCTTTTCTTGTTAGACAGGCGATGAGAAGAGTAAGCAAGATCCAAAATATTTGAATCACTGAAAAAGACAATGGTCGAAGCAGCAGTATATTGGCCAAAAGAAGAAGGATTAAATAGGGCCAAACACTTATTCCATTCCACCATTTATACTCAAGACTCGCGCAGCCACTTGACGGCTTTGTGCATTTGATGGCCTCGTACGGTGCGGTTGCTATGAATATTACATATCCAATCACAAGAAGAAAAACAATCAACTTTAGGTACCACAAAGACTTTATAAATATTAAAAGACAGAAAGCGACAATTATAGGCTGCATTATGTTTGCAATAAAAGCTCCAAAAGAAGCAATCTTGTTCCATGTGCCACAATTCTGATCCATCCAAATAACAGCCTCAAACAACTGCATGAGGAGAACAAACGACCATGATAAAGAAACGGCAATCACTTCTTTTCTGGGAAACCAAACCATAACTGCAATGTTGAGTATAATACCTATTATAAAAGTCAACATACTTACTGGCGCATTAAAACACATGCTTGCTTTTTTCTTAGATTACTTCATTTTTTGAAATAAGATTCCCGGAGCGGCCGTTAGTCCATGTTCCGTTTTTTTTTGCTAAAAACTAGATCGGGTTGCTTGTGGTCGACCAGATTACCATTCAACATAAGTATCCATTAATATTTTGTTTATTCAACTCATCCTTGACAAAAAGTTCGATATCTTTTTCCTCAACCATCCTTCGTGTTCGATTGGATAAGTCTTTACTTGACGATTGGCGCCTGCAACATACTTTGGAATAGTTGGAGGCTCCTCATCAAACGTATCACGTTACTCTTTAGCAATGTATCTTCCAAGAGATGAGAGAAGAGCAGGAGTGGGCCAATGCACCAAAAACCAATTTTCTCAGAGTGTGTTTGATATTGATTTATTTTTATGACTCTAAATAATTGTCCGAACTTTTTTATATTTCGCGAACTTACAAATGTAAAATGTAAAATGTAAAATGCAAAATGCAAAATGTAAAATGTAAAATGCAAAATGCAAAATGCAAAATGCAAAATGTAAAATGTAAAATGTAAAATGCAAAAAAAATATTGAAAATCTTTTGTACAATGTCGGACAATTGGTAGAAACGCACATAAAACAACAACTTTTAGGTAATATATGGCCGCCGTTTTCAATTGCAAATGGTACCCACATAACCCATCCCAGTTAGCTGTAAGTTAATAGAACCACCAAAGGTTTTCTGATGATATTATAAGCAGAAGACGAAGACACTTGAATAAATATTGAACATAATTGAAAAAAAAAGAGAAAACAGTCGTTTTAATGATCATTGAAACCTTTGTAGGTGGGACAGGATTGTAGATTGAAATTGCTCCAGCGTGCCATTGTTTAATATTACGATTTCTTCGTAAGGCCCCTCAAGTTTAGCTCGCGCTGATGAATGTGTGTCTGCCACACAGGAATCCCTAACGATTCTGAATAGAATTCCACCGTTCTCAACCACCAGAAGTGCCTCGTCCTCAAACCGCACGTCCGAAAAGATTATATTGCTTTCCATGTGTGAGTTTATAAACTTTTGAGCAAGTTCTATAAAGAGAGATGATGATTCGTGGTGGAGCTTTGGCAATTCCTTAAAAAGATGTTGGCGAATGATTTCAGTTCCAAATCTCTGTAAAATGTATCGAGGAGTAACTTTCCATGTTGGGTCTTCTACCTCCTTCTGATCACCATATAATTGCTCTTTGTTTAATCCAAATAAAGCTTTACATGCTTCTTTCAATGGATTTGCAAATGCGTATTCTATAAACCCCAGTTCTCTCTGTAAAATACTTGCCATTGTACTTTTTCCAGCCCCAGCAAGACCCTGTATACCAATAATCATTGGTTTTCTGGATTTTTCCGGGGCAGGATCGACCGTTTCAAACAGAGATTGAATCATAACGTACGTTGGGTCAGTAGCAGATCTCGTCGTCTGGATTACCGAATGATCGTGATATAAATAAACCATAAAACCTTTTTTGGCGACAATGAGGTCTGATAACTCGGATGATTTTACTTGAGAAAAGACAATATTTTTGTTTTTGGCTACGGTTTCTTGGACGTCGGTGTCATCATCGACTAAATCAAATTCGGGGATTTTGTTTTGTAAAAGTGAGCTAACTTTGCTTTTTTCAATGCCATTAAATCCTATGATTATATTGGTCATTCTTTTTACAAATAAATTTTTTTTAAATAAAAAAAAACACCTTGTCAAACAGGCGGACTAATTTTTATTTTGCTGGGACGACTCTTTCTTCAACAACTTTTCCATGTTTATCAATGCCTTTTAAATCAAAGTAAAGTACATCAGGGCGCAATTCAAATATTCTTTCGGAAACTTGAATATATATAGATTTAATATTGCTCAATGTTCCGTTTATAACCATTTCAGCATGCGCCATCTTATTTTCGTCCAAATAAACAATAACTGGTCTTTCTTTATAAGCTACTAGTTTAATTTCATAATGTCCTGGCTTACCCGGAATATTATTTGAGCTAACCCCATAGGCCAAGGATTTTTCCAGACTTCCCAATTCAACACGATCATCAAGTTTTCCTTTTTTACGATTTGCCCTCACATACTCAGGATCGATGTCTAGCCAATATACGTCTACAGGATTTTCCGGAGCCAACTGTTTGTTTTCGGTGCGTTTTGCCTCATATACAACTATATTTTGATTTTTGTTACGTGAAATAATAAATAAAATGTCTGGATTATTTGCCTGAATTTGAGATACCTGTTTCCAAAAAGCCGATTCCACTTTGGCAATTTCTTGTGGTTCTTGGTGTGATTGTTCAATGTTTTGTTTGTGTTCTTTATTGGGTTTTTTGAAATATGCATTTGTCAATAATAATCCTGCTCCTAAAAGACTTGTTGTGGCAGCAGCTCCAATAGTCATCATTTTACGAGCTTTCGGCATTTTTGTTTTTTATTCAATAGAGTTTTTTGGCAACCGCGATTATCTGTGTAAAAGAGAAAAAAACAAAGAGCGTGATGCTTTTGGTTGTCATTGTAATATTATTGATTTTGATTTGGATATTGGTAGAGCGCAAAAAATCTTACTGCGGAACACGGGTTGCTGATCTTAAAGAAATGCTAATGGCATCCGAGCAACCCCCGTTTCCGGTGGATATTGTTATTCCTTGGGTGGACCCAAAAGACCCTGAATGGCAGAAAAAGCTACATGAATTTACACAAAAGAACGACTACTTTCACGATCCACTTCGTTTTCAGCAAGACGGAAGTACTACCGAGCTTGAGTTGCAGACTGCAATCAAATCAATCGACCGTTTTGCGCCGTGGATCCGCACCATTTGGGTCGTCACGCAGCGGCCTCAGACTCCAACGATTTCGAGCTCCAGAATGCGAATAGTGCATCACGACGAGTTTTTCTCAGACCCCCAGCAAGTGGTATTTAATTCGCATGCCATCGAATCACAAGTGCACCGGATCAAAGGTCTATCAGAGCACTTCCTGTACTCGAACGACGATGTTTTCTACACAAACTACACATTCCCAAAAGATTACTTTACCAGATCCGGACAACCCATCAACCACTTTCGCCCCCGGTGGACCCGGTGGATCCGATGGACACCGCATCTTAGCGCTTGGCGACGTGTTACTAAAAGATATTCGCCTTCCAGGACGTTTGTACTGGCGCCGAGACACTGCATGGTTGCAATTACCAAAACACTTTGTTCGGAAAGTTACGCCGAAAACTTGCAAGACTATTTGCGTGTCGCAAAAACACCCGTCAGAGCATTTAGCGACATTCCTCCGATCGGGATGGCTGCGTGCCGGGCCGTTTACCTTAAACAGATGTTGATTGCGCGCGCAGACGATGGATTTTCCCTAAATTTCGTAGACATGTACCAGGTCATACATTTTCGCCCGACCCGCATCACATGTTATGGTGTCATGAAACCAGCATGGATACAGAGACTCCGCAAAGAATCCTTGTCACACAGACCCGACCGTATCCATAAGTCGTCTGTCCTGATGATCGTGGCGCACCCGGACGACGAAACTCTCTTTGGTTCCAGAGAGCTTCTTTTGTCTGAAAGCGTCCAGGTTGTGTGCTTGACGTGCGGTAATAATTCGCGCAGACGCAGAGAGTTCGAACGTGTCATGACAAGCTGTTTGGTTGGGTTTTGGCACATGTTTGATTTTGAGGACGGGCGCCGTTTTTCAGAGAAGGACGTTCTGGGTGCTCTTGTGGATTTGCACATACCACTTCCGTTTAATGTTGTTGTTTCTCACAGAGAAAACGGAGAATACGGGCACCCGCAACACAAACAAGCTCATCGAATTTCTATTAAATACAGTCAGATGGTTGAGAAGCCTTTTCGGTCATTTGATAATTCTTCCGCTACATCGTTACATTTCAAGTTGGAGCAAGAAAGATTATTATTTATGTACGGCTCGCAGAATGTAAAAAAAGAAAAGTATAAAAAGTTTATTTAGGATCACCAACACATGCGTTTCGATCTTTGAAATATACGATAATAGATAATAAAAAAAAAAAGATAATTGATATGCGAGTCGCGATATTTCATTATGCCTCTTTTCTAAAAGGTGCCTATTCAACCGTGGATGTTTCTCCAAATACGACTCTAGGAGAGATTGCTGCGTACTGGAAAAGTTACTTCAAAAATTCTAATTTAAAAGTTTGGAAATTTAAAATAGGAAATTGGGCCGAGCCATATACCGGGGATTTTGATAACAGTTATTTTGATGAAAATACTACCATACAGCAGTATGTGGACTTTTATTTAAATATGGATAAAATTCCAAATATAATCTTTTATTAATAAAACATGCTCATGTCTTGATTGTTTCAAAGTTCTTCCGATCTAAAAAAATTCTCAGGCCTTGGGTCACACCCACAAAAGCAAGCCGCATTTCTTGGCTTATGGTCCACCAGAAACAGCTCTGGGGGGGGGGGGGGGGGGGGGGGGGGGAT